GCAACAACATCTTGTTGTCTAGCAGCCACCCAAGAACCATTAGTTTGACCAGCAAGATCATCAATTTCAGTAATACCTGCAGGATCTACGCCCATCCAAAACGTAGAAGCAGCAGCCATACCTTCTTGCGAAGCTTCAGTAAAAGCTTCTAAGGATTGGATATCACCTGCGATATCTTCGCAATGGGATCTTCCATAATTTTCACCAGCAACAGAAGTCCAACGCAAAGGGATAATAGGAAACACTTTGTACGAACCAGTTTCAATGATCTTTTCGTCTTGCTCACGTTCGACAAACCACTCATTGCTATCTTCCTCCTTAGTTAATCTATTGTATACAACATCATAACCTTCAGAAGCATAGTCAGCACTGTATTGAGATCTAAAGTTATCTTCAATAGCTTCATTATTACTGCGTGCTACAAATTCAAGATAGATAATTTCTTTTGGTTCTCCGTTTACTTCCCTCCTCATCACGAAATGATCAAATCGAATAACTCTAAAACTAAAATCATCTTCCATAATTACAATAGAATCGCCAACAACAATAAGATGTTGCAGTGCTTGGAAGATAATTTCTCTAAGATTTTTAGAATTAATCTTACGATAAACCTGAGTACTCATGGCCTCAAGATAGCTGTTAACTTCAGGATCAGGCTCTGTGCCCGGTCTTAAACTGAACTTAAAGAATGGTGTGTCATTAACGGGAAGCATAGCAGAAAGCATTCTAGATGCCATACCAACCACGCCACGGGCGGGAATAGAACTAAAGGGTTGAGGTAACTGTTCCTCATTAGTCCAGCCAGCAGGTGGTAAGACAGAAGGAACAGTTAAAGATGCTACATATCTAGATCGCTCCAGCTTTCGGATGCGTCTACTATCTAGCTCACGAAACCGTTCTTTAATACTCATGACGGCCTATCACCTTCACCGAGTTTATTAATTTGTACTCCCGGTCGTTCTGAAAAGAAGCCCATAATATTATCCATTGTATTGTTTTGAGCAACCTGTTCTTGAATAGCTTCCTCTTCCTTCTCTTCGATCTCTTCTTTCTCCGCTTGCATAGCTGCGTATTGTTCTTCACGAGCGGCACGTTCTAAAGATAACCTAAGTTTTTCTTCTTCTAATCTAGCATTACGAGCAGACTCTGCCTCTTGTTTTCGGTATTGTCTTTCTCTTTCTAAGTTAGCCTGTGTTTGTGCCTGCATGGCAGACGGGTCATAGCTTGATCCCATACCCATTTTTACATCCTCCTTGGCACACGCAGCATGCCTAATGATTTTTTACGAGGTCTATAAGCCTCTCTTGATTCTGTTAACATTTGTTCAGCAAGTCTATCTGCAGCAGCTTGCCGTGATTTAATATCAAAGTCAGCTCGATCAGCTTCCGTTTGTCCTTGTCTATAATCAGCTACAACTCCACCCATCATAAACTGCCTACGGCGTTCTTGTGATGCCATAAATTGTTCATTAAATTTTTTAGAAAGGCTACTTCTAAACTCAGCGAAAGCCTTATCTTTTCTTGCCTGTCTTCTTGCTTTTCTTCTTGCACTTCTACCAAACAATAAGCTAGTAGTAGTTCCTCTATTGGTAAAAATCACATTGGCCTCCTTTGTGGGATCATTACAGCACCGCTTTTGCGAGCCTGTTGCATAGATACTCCACCTTTGCTGCCAACATACTCTTGGCTTTTTGCTTTCATTCTACGACGCTCTGCTACCAACCCAGCTTCTTCTTCAGTAGGTCTAGTAGCTTCAGAAACCGCCTTGTCAAATTCTCGCTGAAGTCTAGCATCTGCTTCCTCTCTTTTCATTTCGTTTTCTGTATCAATTGTTTGTTGATATAATTGACTTGATTCATCTACATAAGCCATAACATATCTATTAAACTCATTTTCATCAATAAAAACTTTTCTGTCTTGAACACCATAATCGTCAGGATTTTTATCTATATCTGCAAATAATTTTTTAATTTCATTATCAGAAAATCCTCTTTCTTTGAGACTCTCAACAGTTTTATTTATATTAGGGTTTAAAAAATTAAACTCCGTGTTGCCTTTGCTATGCCTATACAGTGATCTGGAGTAGATACCGCCACCATATCCCGCCTCCATTATTTTTTGTCGGTTTTCTTCTTCTTGTCTTCGTTGACGCTCAAACGGCCCTTCAAAATGAAATGGTGTGTGTGGCATCATCGGCCCCCTTTCTCTTGCTGTTTAATAATTGTTTCTAATTTTCTAATAATGTCTCGTTGACCGCCACGAAAAGCCCACTCTTCACGAGTCACCTTCTCCTGATACTCCAGTGGTGGGTACATTTCGTTTAGCAGCTTTGGCACGAGGTTGTCGATTCTTGGAAAGCTCTTTGACTTCATTTTCTAACTCCTCAATTTTTTCAAGCATGTGTCCTAGAACAATAGATAGTTCAGCCGGTGTTAGTGCTACGGCTTTCTGAGCTTTGCTGAGGATTGTTTCTTTTACATACGGCATGAATATTCTCCTGACCCTGACAACAGGGCTCTATGTTTACCTTGCACCATGAGCATTGAGTATGCCCATGAACATAAACTCCTGTAGTCAAACGACCACAGGAGTTACATCTTGTTAACTTTTCAAAATACATTAGGAACAACCACTAGTTGATCCACAATTTGTACACACAGTACACACGCCAGCTTGAACCATATTATTTGAACCACAATTAGAACACTTGGAATGCATTCTTATCTCCTTTATACCCAAAGTTCCATAAGTTAATAAGCTGACCGGACTTATCATACTCTCCATCACGAAGAATACGAACACACCAAGCCATTGCCTTACCAAATCTTATAGGATCTAGACCTGCTCGACCCTTATGCTCTGGCCTCTCTTCGACACGATACATTTCTAGGATCTCTTTTACCCAATTTTCTCGAGGAGTTTCCTTAAGGAACTTCTGAGCCTTTTTAGGACCCACTTTCCATAAGCCGGGAATATTATCGGTCGTATCTCCAGTCATCCACTGTTCATAAAAAAACCTATCTGCATCCTCTTCGGATATACAGATAGGTTTCTTTTCTTTATCAGGATTCCAGTGCCAGCCGGGGACACAACGAAGATCCTTGTCAATAGTTACAGCAATAGCGTTGCCAGCTGATGCCTCAATACCCATAATATCATCAGCCTCAAGCTGAGGATACTTGACAATATCAAAGTCATCAACCACAATCTCGATAGCATAGTTAATACTATCAGGTTGATTAGTATCATCACGATGAGCCTTGTACTCTGACCAAACTCTACGCCTAAAGTTCTGTTTACGAGGACACGACAGGGCTACAATAGGCTTGCAGCCCCGTGGTGTCCATCTCTTTACATCGTGCTTAAGTCGAATAGGAAGCTCGTCAATGCCTTCTACGTCAGCCCAGAATGAAGCACGATATATTAGGATATCTCCGTCAATTATCGCTGTCTTTGGTTTCTTCATCATCTAATAGATCCAATAGTTTTTTAATATTCTTTTTCATATTAGCTATAGAAAAAGCTTCAGCCTTACTGACTTGATAATAAACTTCTTTGATCATCCTTTCATACGTCTTGAGGCCATTATGATTTTCGATCCAATGTTCCACATCGTAATCTTGACCATTGTTCTCAACTTCATTAGCCCATTCTTCAGATTCATGATTTCTCCAATCTCCAATATGATCCTCCAATTCACGAGGACCGTGTGCTACAAAACAAAGATGTGCATCAATCTCTTTACATAATGCAATCTCATTCAAATAACGGCAGTCATCTACAATAATAAGATGCTCCCAATGTTGCTTATCTTCTTTGATAAGACGAAACTCTTTTTCTTGATAGGATTCAAACTCTTTTTGCCACGCCTTGACCCAATGATCAGGATCAATAGCACGGGCAGTCTCGCCCATCATTTGACAATAAGATCTGTATTCCTGAGGGCTATCCTCTTTTGTATAGCCTTCAGCTTTGGCTTTATCTTTGATAGGCTTGGCGAAGGGCAGAAATACTGGCCTCAGACCATCCGCAAATGCGAGCTCTGCAATCAGATTCGCAGCGTGGGTCTTCCCAACCCTTGCTTTGCCTGAGAACATAATAGTTTTCATTCTTTAACTCCTCATAAAACTGAATAGGTTTGTGATTATATTGTACCATATATCCACTGCTCCGTAAAATCTCTTGCGAAAGAATTGTACACAGCTTTGGTTTCCATCCCAAATAATAACCAGTCAATCGCCACAATGCAGTTTTTAAAATACTACCTTGATAACCAGTAACTAGATTATTCAATGTGCTATAGGTAAGATTAGTTTCACCAAACACATGACTGTATACAGGTGGCTCATATAATTTATTAAATGTATCTCTATCACATACTCTAGCCGGAAACTTGTCGCTTGTTACTACAGTATATTTATTACCACCAAATTCTAGTACAAGATTGCAATGGCTAATTTTACGCGGTGTCTTTGTAAACAAAGGCTTAGTTGTAAGCCATACCAAGTTAGCCACTGGATCGT